ATTTGATGTATTTCCATATGTGCCGGTTGCACCAGCAAATTGTGATTGTTTTATCGTATCTAAATTTATGTTCATTGTCAGAGGATAACCATTAGCGTTGTAATCCTTGAAAAATACACCTTTAGTTCCCCCCCCCCCCGCCGATTTTTATACCATTTCCCATGATGATACTCCTTTCTATAATGCATCAAATGAGGTTTCAGACACACCCCAGTAAGTTGTAAGTGCCCCATTTGTCAGCGATTGGTTCCAGCTAGTTGCAAAACCTGCGGGGATAGACACGTGCTCAACGTATAGAGTTAGCTTTGTATTAAATACAAATTTAGCAGCAGTTGTAACTTTTGAACTTATCCATACTTTTGCATCAGCATAAAATGCGCTAGCAACTGCGTACTGTTCTAACGCTGTGCATAATATCTTTGCCTTAACTGCAGTACCGGTAAAATATGCCGCCGACCCAAACGCATATTGTTTGAGCACATTACCTTTGATAATAATGCTAGTGGCGTTTTGTGCTTGTGCGTTTACAATATCTTTGTTGCCATAATCGTAAACAATTTTAATTGGGACGTTTGAAGCGTTAAACTCTTTTATTATCATTCCAAGTGCTCCACCACCGCCGCCCATCTTAATTCCGTTTGCCATGTCTACACCCCCTTGATGCCTATCAGCACGTCTGCGCCAGGCTTCTCCAGTGCGCGGAAAATAACGTATCCATCATAGGTAACCATGTCGATTATCTTGGCAAAGTTCTCCTGTGATGCGGCTACTGTGGTTGAGGTGTGGTCATTTAGGTACCAGACCGGATTATAGACAGCCTTCATGCCGCTGACCGTGACTTGATTGGTGTAGTAGCCATTGGTCGTTGCGCTAGACCATCCGCTCAATGGGCAGGTGATTTCCCAAGCCTTTGTTATGGCATTAAATGCGGCCGCTGGTGTGGTGACTGCGTACCTGGTCGCTCCGGTAGCATCAAACAGGTTAGCCTTATTAAGCGGCGTACCTGCAGCTGTGATAGTTCCCGGTGCCGGAGTGATCGTATAGGTGCCGTCGCCGTTATCTGTTAAAGTGTATCTGTTAGGATACTGAACTACTCTATCGTCCATCGCATCCTCCTTTATGCATTTTGAGGCAATGCAACCCCGGCGGAGTTGATCGTCCCACTAAAGATATAACTTTTTTCAAGCCGGCTCATAGCTTCTTTTATAAGTGCCGGCAGATTTTCGATTTGGTTGATTGCCGTATAGTCCGGACGCTGAAGTGTCGCCGGAAGAGATCCCAGATAGTAAAACGACTCGCGCAATGTCACGCAGGCCGCCAAAATCTGCTGCATATGACTCAGCGACGGGATGCCTGACTCTGCCCAGCTGACGACAGGCGAGTAAGTAAGACCTGCATAGCCGTGAGCCGTCATTACATCTGCGATATACGCAAGATTCTGCTCGATGCGGTTTAAATCTGTCGCATTGAGTACTCCCTTGCTGTTTCCAGCGCTGACGTCTCCGGCAGTTCTGTCCGTGACTGGTGTCGTCCAAATGTATGCCATGTCTATGCCTCCTCGCTGACTGCTTCAATCTCTTCCGAGATGCCGCCGTCGTATTCAATCGTGTGCTTAGTGACCATAGCCGTATGATTGGTGCCAAACGCATCGACCACTGTGACGGTGTCCGCTAGATCCCGCTCCGGGTTTCCTCTGCCGGTCATCGTGTACTTATATCGGCGGCTTAACTTTAAAAGCCACTGAGCGACACCAGATGCAAGAGCGCTGGTCAGCAGACTGTTGCTGACGTCTTTTTCCTGCAGCACCTCAGAGCTGCCCTTATCGGTGTAGGTGCCGCTGATCGTGTCGCCGTTGGATGCAACCACCTTATTGATGTGCTCCTCGGTCGTGATCTTTGGCACGGTGACCAACTTATCTTTGTTTAATATCTCTTTGACCGTTCCGACCGCAAGAGGTTTGACTGTCACTACTCCGAGCCGGTTAACATAGCAGACGCATTTTAGCGCCTGGCATGCTTCCTGCAGAGCCTGTCTGCATGTCACGTTTGAGTCTGTCGCGTAGTTGGTTAGGCTAGTAGCACTGACCGAGCTGTCTAACGACCATGTCAATGTCATTCCGAGGCTCGCATTGATCTGCGTTGTCATGGCAGCCAGAGTTGTGGTCGTGCCGGACGGGACTGTATACGGCACTTTTTCCATGTACTGTATGACGTCCTGTGCAGTTATTGTCGCTGTAAGTGCATCATCGTCAGAGTTTGATGTGTTATAGTAAAACGTTCCCATGTCTGCCATCTCTATAGTGTCATCAGATGCGCCGCATCCGAGCTTGACTGTAAGAGGCAGACCTGTCTTTAAATAAGCAAAAGCGCCGGCCGGGTTGGCCATGTTGTAGCGCTGGTTTGAGTTATCAAATGTTAACTGCACCTCGGATATCGGCAGCGCAGAAGAGTCTCCGGAGATCTCCCGGATCATCTTGAGCGAGCTGATTGAGTTGCGGTCAAAATATTCGACGATTCCGCAGACAACCTCGGTCACCCTGACGCGTCTGTGCGGTTTTGCCGTCTTAGTAAAATGCACTACGATTTTTGTAAAATTGGTCATGCCGAGGACCGTGCCGCTGATCACTGATGCGTTGCCCGTGACCGTCTTGGTCGCGACTGCTGTGCCAGAACTGTTATAGGCAGTTATTGTATAATCGCTGACGACCTCTTTTGCTTTATCGTCAAAATAAATAGTGAGGCCGTATGCCGAGTGAGCCGATCCAAATGTCAGAGTCAGCGTCGCATCGATCACGCCGCTGTCATCGCTTATTGCAGACGACCACCAGCCGGACTCATGCGATTCTCCAGAATCAACAAAGACAGCCGAGCCGTCAAGCTTCAGATAGTCTTTCTCGAGTGTGGCCAGCTTATATGTCTGATTGACCACTCCATTTTTGACCTGTGCTATCTGGGACAGTGACGCGGACCCTGATGCAGTCGGTGTCATGTCTGACGATGCGGTTAAATCGACGATTTGAAAGACCGCCGAAGCATCGCAGTGTCTCTCTGCTGCATATGCATCCATGCTAGCTCACCTCCTGAGCAGTGAACGTGACTTTGAATGTATGCCAGACTGCTGTTCCGTCAGCTTTAAACCTAAACACCTCCGGATCAGGCTGCGATGCAGAGAAGTAACCCTGCTTGATGCTTCCGTCTACGTCCTGATATTCAAGGTTTATAAATCCGCATGATCTGACGATAGTCATGAGCGAATTGATTTTTTCCACAGGCATGCCATCCCACGCAGCATTGATAGTTGTCCTCACGCCTATAACATCTTTGACCACTTTGCCAGATGCCATAGTGACGGTCTTGCTGACCTCATCGCCGCCAATAGAATAGCGGCAGCCGGTCAACGTTATCCAGCTGCCTCCCTGATAGATTTTGAGATATTTATCATTGACCGACATTTAGCGCCACCCCTCTCTGCGTACCGACTGACCTAAGCGGATCATATACGCCTCTTGCTATCTCCTTGCTGTCAAGTTTGAGTACAAGCGTGACAGGCTGCCCCTGCTGACCTGATAAAACAGTGTTAAGACCATTAACAACAGATGCGGCCAAATTGGCCTGCCTTGCATCTGGTATTGAGATAGCATTGGCAATATCACTATTGACTGACTGCATTTGCTGCGCAAATCCTAGAGATAAGCCCTGGGCCATGTATGATCCGATTTGAGCAAATACTGTTGACGGGGAATGGACTCCTGCTTTTTTAGCAGTCGCGTTTGATGCGACTTCCGCAAGGGCTTCTGCTTCAGCGGCAAGTGCTGCACGCTGTGATTCCATCCCTGTAATCAAGCCCTGCACCATCTGTCTTCCGATGTATCCGTATTTATACTGATTTTTATTTATGGCAGCAATATTTTCATCAGCCAAAATCTCCGATGCCTTAGTTACATTTGCTTTGTTAGCCAGCAGATCTGACGACAGCGCACCTACAACAGTCTTGACTGTCGATGTTATCTTTGCTCTGTTCCGCTTTATCGTGGCCTCGCTGTCCTCAACATTGATAACTACACTCGGATATTTCCCAAGCTCTTTTTCTGCTTCCGTCTTGGCTAATGCAACCTTCTGATTGTATAAGTCAGTGTATTTTTTAAGTTCCGTATCGGTCATGGTTGTCAGTGCCTGGATCTGCTGTGCCATCGACGGTCCCATGCTCTGCAGCTCGCTGAGCAGTGCAGATGTGACGCCTCTGTCTTTTAATGTCTGTAGGTTGTCCATCCATGAGCTGAGCGCATCTACCTGTGACTGCAGATTGCTGGTGAGTTGGCTTCCAGTCGACGTATCTTCAGATGGTGTGACTGCTTCAAACAGGCTAAACGACCCTGCCAGCTCTTTACTGCGACTGTCTATCTCTTTCAGGTGCTCCTCATATTGCTTTTCATAGTCTGACAAATTTTTGATTTCAGCAGTAAGTGATTCCTTTTGGCTTGTAAGATTTGCCTTATATTTTGCGGTCATGGTTTTGGCATGGTCCTCATAAGCCTCAGCTTTAGCGGTCAATGTTTTTTTGCTGTCTCCAGTTGCTTTATCCGCCTGGGCTTTTAATTTGTCATAATGGGCTTTTTGAGATGCAGTCATGCCATTGGTTATAGTTTTGAGCTTATCAGTTACAGTTGTAAGCTGTTTCTGCTTAGCTGCTATCACATCTGCTAAGTTATCCCAAAACAAAGCTACTGACTTAGCAGCGACGCTCTGATTGTCTGATATTCCTTTTGACAGTCCCTGAACCATATACTTGCCTATTTCGGCCATGACGGTCGACGGCGAGTGGATGCCCAGGAAGTCTTTAAGAGAATCAACGATGCTTTTGCCGAATCCTTTGATTTTAGTGATCACCCAGCTGACCATGCCATTGATGCCGTTCCAGAGTCCTTTGACGATATTTGAGCCTATAGACTTCATATAGCTTGGCAAGTTGGCAAATCCGTTTTTAATACCTGAGACTAAATTTTTTGCTGCCGTAAGCACTGTTGAAAATCCTGTGGAAATTGAGTGAAGTGCTGTAGTAAATGCGGATTTTGCAGTTGTAACAATGGCAATAACTCCTTTTATAACTCCAGTAACAATTTGAATCGCTGCTACAGTTACTGTTTTAACGGCAATAACTGCAGCTTTTATCGTTCCGATCACGCCGATAAAAATACCTTTTGCGATTACGGCTGCTGCCTGAGACTTAACTATCATTGCTACAAATTTTAAAATAGCATCCGCGGCTTTTCCCACTGCGCTAAAAAATGCCTTTGCGCTGCCAGTATCAAACGTTTTTTTGATTAGATTATGAGCATAAGTCAATGCCGGACCAACTACGCTAATAATCTGCTGGATGCTCGCCATTATAGATTCTCCAATTTTTGAATTTTTAAATGCTTCAAATGATGCTTTGGCCTTATTTATTCCATCAATGACAATATTTATCAACTTTGAAAAAACTCCCATGCTTGCTGATACTATCGGCAGCAGGTCCGCTCCAAGTGTTACCTTTAAGCCTGCTATCTGATTCTTGGCATTTTGAATCTTTCCTGCATCAGTCTTAGCCATTTCTTTGTTCATATGGCCGACATTGTCTGTGATTACCTGTGACAGCATAGCAGCCTTTTCGGTTTCTGTACCATATTTCAGGACTTTTTCCTGTGCTTCCGTGAACGAAATGCCTACCCTCTTCAGAGCTCCTGTCTGTCCAGTAAAGACTTTGCCCATCAGATTTCCGATGTTTTGCATGTCCTTTCCTGTCGTGTTGACTCCGTGCTGCTGTACGGCCAGATCGTTCATTGCAGGTATCAATTGCTTGAGCGATGATGTCTGTTTGACAAATGTGCCCAGCTGCTGTGCGCCCTGGATCTGCGCAGTCTTGCCGACTACTCCATTACGTGACTGTTCTGCGGTAAGATCCTTGACTGACTGGATATCTTCTTTTGTAGCCTTTAATCTTTCCGTCATAATAACATCCAATTTTTTCTGCTGCTGTTCAGCATTTTTGTATGCTTCAATGCTGGCTTTTGAAAAATTGACAATGCCATTAATGGAAAATGCCGCGACAGCTCCGGCCGCCAGTCCTTTAAGCTGTCCCTTGATTCCGGACAGCGGACTTTTGACTTTATCGCTTTCAGCGGCAAATTTATCAGTAGCAGTGGCTGCCTGCGTGGTAGCTGTTGCACTCTGCTGCATTTCAGATTGATTTTTATTTAATTCCGTGTTCAACTGATTGAGTTCAGTTTGCGCTTTGTTATAGGACGTTTTTAGTGCTATCGTGCGATTATCAGTAGTTCCATAAGCAGCAGTAGCCTCTTCAAGTCTGCTTTTCAACAGATTCACTTTTTCAGATTGTGTTGCAATCGAATCATTTAAAACTTTGCTTTTGGCTTGATACTTTTCCATCGATCTGTCATTGCTGTCGTAGGAGGATTCTACCAGCTTAAGCTCTGAGGCAGACTCCTTCAGGGCAGCGTTGACATTTTTCAATGCAGCTTTATATTCTGTTTCTCCTTTGAGTTTTATCGTTCCACCAAAACTCATGTTATCCTCCTAATCCGGCAGCCATTCATCTGCTGCTTTTTCCTTGTCCGGGATCTTATATATAAGACCCTGGGCCCTAAAGTTATAGTCCTCTTTATATAAGTCATAGAGCCGCATCAGTTTATATACAGTCATCAGCCCTACTTCTTTTTCCGTATAGCCAAGCAAAACATGCCCAATGTACAGAAGCCGATAGAAATCAATTTCTACCGGCTCTAAAGGTTTTTTTCTTCTGTTTCCGTGTTCTCCTCTTCATCTGGCGCTTCGCCTGATGATCCATTAGATATCGCTTCGAGGACCTTTGATGTTGCGTTCTCAACAGATATTTCCGTTACCAGCCAACCGACATGCTTCTGATCCATGCTAGGCTCGTTTTTATTATCTGCATAATTGGTGTATTCGATGCCCTCATTGATCATCATGGTCATTGACTCCAGAAGTATTGTAATATCCGGTTCGTCATCTGTACCGCTGAGCTGCTCCATCCATGCGTCTAATGTCCCGTATTTTTTCTGGATCTCCGCCATGACATTTATAGATGCATAAATAGGCACCTTTTTATCTTTAGTTTTTATGTAAGTCAGTTCCGTCAGCATTATTTTCCTCACTTTCAGCAGTCAGCTTAACGGCAACTCCGGCCAGAATAAGCTCCTGCGCTCTGTCTGCAGTTACTTCCCATGTCTCATCAGGCAACCTCACCATGCCATCAGATGCTAGGTCTTTAAATGCAAGAAGAGCCCTGACTTTAACTAAGCCAGGGCTGATAGATTTTTTGTTAAACATTACTACGCTTTTGTAGTCGGGAAGCAGCTGGTGAGGTAAGTCTGTGCTGCTGTTTCTGTAGCAAAAGTTGCATGCTTTTCCCATGTTCCGTCATCAAGAGCAAATACTGTACCTTCGATAGAAGGCGTCGTAAATTCAAGTGAGCTGCCCTTAGTCTTTGCTTCAAGACCATAAGGTTTGAATTTAACTTTAGGGAAAAACTCCACTTTATACTTAGTGACCTTATTGACACGTTTAGGCACTACATGACCAAACCCGACATATTCCGGTTCATCAGTTGCATTCTGTGTTACTTCGGTTGATGTTTCCGGTGTTGTAAGTGCTTTAGTAGTATTGCCGAGAAGCGATGCCATGATCGTATCATCGTCATCTGCAATACCAAGTGTTAATTTTGCAGATTTGAACTCATTGAGCTCATCCTGCTTGATGTCATCATAGTAGAGCTCTCCATCTCTAAACTCTACGTCACATTTACACTCTATTGCACCAGCTAATGTAGCAGGCGCTTCATAAGTGCCGTCATCTTTAAATTTTCCGTATTTAAACGATTTTAATCCTATGCTTGCCATTTTATCCTCCTAATCTACGGCGACAAAAGTTGTCGTTTTGTGAAAAAGCCCGGTTTCCTCTTCATAGAGGTCCGGGCCATCTTCTATCCAAGTGAAGCCGTTTTCTGTAAGCAGAGATTTAACGGCTTCTAAAATATTTTTATAGTTACCAGGTGTGAAAATATCAAAATCGACCTCGTGTTCTTCAAGGATACACGCATCATCAGCGGAAAATGCAGGCCGTGAGACGGTTTCTTCGTAAGTAATAAAGGTCTTTTCAGAACCGTTATACCTTCTGAGCGCAAATGGTATCTCTGATCCGTCGACTGTAAATCCTTTGAAGATTTTTTCTATTTCTGTACTAATCATCTGGCGGCAGATACCTCCTCTCTACTTCATGCATCTTTCCCTCGATTTGAGCTTTTTTAAATGACCTGCGGAAAAACGGCTTTTTTGTTTCGTTTTTAGATGTTCCGTATTCCCTACCCGCAGCTGCCAGCGGAGCCGGCACCAGTTTGCCTGCTTTGTTGATAAAGTAGCCGTAGATTCCGACTTTGGTGTTGACGCCATCATCGGATGGTGTCTTGTAATCCTTTGTGACTTTTATCCGTGCCGCTATAGGTTCAGGATCATCAAAACTCGCAGTGATGTTTGCTCTGACATTCTGCTCTACCAGCTGTGCTGCTTCTCTTGTCATACTGGTCATCATCTTTTCTACGTTCGATGTCAGTTTCGCTAGCCTGTTGATTTCATCAATCGGCATTTCTGCATTAAACTTAGCCATTCTTCGTCACCTTCTCTGCCTGCAGCTCAAGCCATTCATTCTCCTCGTTGATGTTATTCGCATAAACGATTTTGTAGTCCTGGCTGTTAAAAGTCACTGTCATGCCGGTCTCAATTCCGCTGATGTACCTGATCATAAAGTTGGTATATGCTTTTTCAAAGTCTGTTCCGTTTTTTATGAGAGTGTATCCGCGAGTAGTCTTAACCCTTGCCCAAACATCAGATGCTATGACTTTTCTGACGTCTACCGGGAAACCGTCTGCGTCTTTGCCCTTGACTATCTGTGTGATAGTTATGAGCTTGTCAAGTTCTCCCACATTCATGTCGTGCTCCTTGCCGGATAGTCAGATGACAAGGCTATCAGATTGAGGTTAGTCTGACAGCCTGTAGTAAGCGGCAGCTCGTGCAGCGCTTCTGTGGTTGTAGTTCCCCGATGCTGATACCAGTCGCAGAAAATCATCTTGCAGGTAAGCGCGATGACCGGATCAGTCTCGCTGAAAGTTTTCCCGGTCTCTGATTCCATCCTGGCTGCAGCTGCTTCGATTATAGTTTTTATAACATCATCGTCTGCATCTACGCTGATTTTCGCGTATTTTTTGCACGCCGTAACAAAGCTATCGCTAATCGTCATCTTAATTCTCCTTTACTATGCTGTTGCTTTCTTCTTGAGGATGATCACGCCGTTAGGATCCAAGATCTTGCCATCTGCGATGAGCATTATCTGATTCTTGACTTCATTAGTGTCATGGTCTACCCATTTGACAGTAGTCATCTCCATATTGGAGTTGATCGCATACTGGTTCAGATCAGCAAAGACTGCAAAGACCTCGCCTGTGGCAGCATCATCAAAACTTGCGATAACATCATCTTCGACAGTTTCAACGGTCTTACCGCCAAATCTGTAGATTTCTTCTCCATCTGTGCCATAGTTGACACGCCCGATAGGCTGACCAGTCGTGTCAACCATACCATCGATGTAAGCATCAAATGTGCCCTGAGCCATCCAGAAGTCGCCCTTTCTGTAAGCTTTTTTCATCTTAGCAAAGACTTTCTTCTTGAGATTAGCCCATGTGAGATCTGCAGCTGCAAGCTCGATGATATTAGCCGACGGTATCCTTGAATCAACGCAGATTCCTGTCATCTGGCCGCTTCCTGTGCCCTTGAATACACCAATTTCCAGTGCGGCAAGGATTGCATCTACTGCTGCAGTCGTGAACATGTCCTCAAATGCCTGCAGTGATACGACGCTCACAAGCAGACTCTGAGCAACCTTGACTTCAAGGCCGTAGTAGCTGAATGATACGGAAGTCTTGGCCTCAAGTTTCTGATCTGCAGATGGTGCAGTTTCTGTAACCCATGATGCCGTCGGTTTAAGAGTTGAAATTGGGAACTCTACTCCGCCCTGTACGTTAAGTTTTCTAACCTTAGCATAAACATTGCCTCTGCTCTTAAGCTCTGATATGATCTCTGACATGATAGTCGTAGGGATCACTGCTCCTGCATCTGCGCCAGTAGTCATTACAGCCGCATTCTTGAACTGATCAGGAAGCGGTGTGTTGTGCTGTACATAATCCATGAAAGCATGTCTATATTCGTTTGTTGCGTGGATATCTTCAGTCTCTTTAGGTTTGTCAGCCGGAGCATGTCCGAGGTCTACAAGCGGATTTACGGGAGGCACTACGTTATTCAGTGCGTCCAGGTTAGCCTGGTTGGTGATTTCGTTTTTGTACTGTTCATCAAGGTCTTCTACTTCTTTCTTGGCCTTATCAAATGCTTCCTTATCCCCAACTGCATTTCTTGCAGCGTCCATAAGGGTTTTTCTTTTAGCTATATATTCGTCTCTAGTCATTTTTAATTTCCTCCATTTCTAAAAGTTCGAGCAATCTTTCATTGCTCTCATCAGTGTTATTATTTATTTTTTCAGGTTTTCCATTTGCGTACTGCGGCGGAAGGCCTGTAAAAAACTTATCCATGACGTCACTAGAACATGCGACGGCTTCAACGTCATCACGCTCAACGTCAAAAATCTCGGATGCCTCTTCAAATGCCATCCAAGATTCTTTGTTTACTAAAGCATTAATGTCTGCTTCGCATGTTGTTTTCTTTTTCTTCTCGTATATCTCCATGATGGCGCTCTGTATAGCTTCAAGCGTCTCGGCCATCTCAAGCATGTCATCAGCATTATATACGCCGACCATCAGACTTGACGGCTTATGGATCATTAGCATCGAGCCGGTCCGCATTATAATGCGGTCGCCTGCCATCGCGATGACGCTGGCTATGGATGCGGCTACACCGTCAACATAGACAGTGACTTTACCGTCGTAGTGTTCCAGCATGTTATATATCGCGATTCCTGCAAACACGCTGCCGCCGTCGGAATTGATGTGTACGTTTATGTCACGTCCGCCTGCGTCATTCAAAAAGTTTTTGATGGAATCAGGATACTGATCAGTGTCATCCCATGCGCCCCACCAGCTGGATACGATGTCTCCGTAAAAATAAAGGTCAAGCGCCTGGTCGCTTTGGTTCTTAAATGTGAGCAGGTTCACCAGGTTCTCCTGCGGGATTTTTCTTGGCATTTTTCTATCTCCCTTCAATCAGCCGATTTATAGTAGCTATTATTTGCTGGTCCGTCTCCGGATCTTTGCCTGTTATCTTATTGGTCAGCAGTTTAATCTGGTTGACCACCGCTGTATCAAGACGTCTTACGACCTGATCACCGCCATCGACAGGTGCCAGGTTAAAGACCGCACGCCACTCATTGGCAGTAAGCGCGCCTCTGTCAACCATTGCCTGCAGCTGCATCTTAGTGTTAAACGATGCATGGCTTAAGTTGTAGGCTTCAAAAACAATGCTGTTTCCGCAGCCGCGTTCGCGACGTGAGAATATCTTTCTTGTAAACTCATCAGAGAGCTGCTTGATATCAGGTTCTATCTCGGCTTCGTAATAAGCATTCCAAACGTCTTCGTTATCTTTACTTTGGACGATATCAGTGTTGGTATTAAAAATCTCCATGATCCTCTGCTTGTTTCTGTCGACCAGCGCAGCGTTTGGCACGTAGTCTTTAGGATCTACCTGTGTGAGTTCCGCCTTGCTGTCAGTGGCCGCGACTCCAACACCTGCAGATGTTTCTATTGCCAAATAGTCTTCAGCAAATTTTTTTGCCTTTTCTTTAAGGTCCTCATCCCTTATTCCACCGGATACTTTTAATATCCATCGAATGATGCTGGAGTTTTTTATGGCACTTATAAGTCCCTTATCGACAGTTCCGATGCATTCCATCAGCGGTGCCAGCACCGGGCCAAGAGGATCGCCAAATATATCATGCTCATAAAAATCTCCGCGCAGATGTATCAGATCCGTGTAGCGGAAGACCGGCATTGTTCCATTCGGCAAAAAAAATCTAATGGCCAGACTTCCATCGTCTGACCAGATTGCTTCTGCGCCTGTTGCCGGCAGCGGATATATTTCCCTGATGATTCCGTTATCATCTCTGACCAGCAGGGCAAAAGCGTCATTGTTGAGCTTGAGCGATACGGCCATTTTTTCAACCAGTTTCTGAAATGTCATATATGGGTTTGGTTCTTCCAGTAGGAACCTTATGTACGGTTCCGGATTAGTTTCTATTTTCCTGGTGCCGTCCTGCATGACTGTTTCTCTTATGTGTTTTCCAACTGTCTTTCCCAAAGCTTTAACATATGGTCTTAAGCAGCTTCTTACGATGTCGGATTCATATATTTTTCCGTTGTAGACAAATCGTGAGTTGCTATCCATCGTGATCATTTTAAAAGTGCTTCCAGGACTGTTGTTTCCTTTGAAAATGCGAGTAAAAATGTTTGCCATATCGAACTCCTTATCGTTTAAATCATGCTCATATATTCTGTTTCTTTATTGTACAGAACTGTATAGGCATCAAGCAGTGCTGCCGTACCATCAATCCTCTTCAGACGGCTGATGCCTTTGTGTGGCTGAATGTTG